AGAAACATAGACAAAGCAACTTTTGAAAATAGAAACTTACCAGCAGAGCTTATTGACATTTTAGCTAAAGCAAAGTTAACAGATAAATTCGTAGCGGGAATTAAAGACAATAAACTACAACCTTCAGGAAATGTATACGACGCACTAGGTCCAGAATTAAGACCAGTATTAGCATCTTTTGGAAAGTTAACGGGAGCCAAAGCAAGTGTAGCGATTGGAAGAGGTGAAATTATATTTCCAATGGTATATAGTGATGTAGCAAAGAGTGACACAGCAGGAGATTTGGTATACCAAGGAAAAGATTTAGAAGTTAAAGCATTAGGAATTAGCTCAAAAAACCCAGGACAACTAACAGGAGGCCCTAGAATATCTTTAGCACGAAACGTTGGGTTAAAGTCATACTACAAAACCCAAAGTACAAAAGCACAAGTAGCTGATGTATTTAAGGAGGATTATGATAATGCACAGGATAAGCAAGCAGTTCTTGATAACATAAATCAGTTTATAGTAAATGCATACTATAAGGGAAATGCCACTGGTGCAGAGCAGCTAGACAAAACAGATATGACAAGTGCACAGTCAATACAAAAAGTACTATACAAGGCACAGATACTTGGATACACACAAGCAAAGAATATAACAAAGTTCTTACTGTTTAATCCAGTAACAGGATACTATAAAATATTTACAGTGAAGGATTTAGTAGACTCAGTAGGTACCGATGTTATATTTAACCCAACAAGAAGGTCTGATCTAAATCCGCAACTACTAAACTTTAAATAAAACATAAACTATTTATAAACAAAAATAAAACACAATGGCGGATAATTTCAATTTAAGAGCATTCTTAACTGAGAATAAACTTACAAAAAACACACAACTTCTTAAGGAGGCTGACGAGACTAGAGGAGCATATGCTTTAATAATTGACGAGGACGGTAACTTTATAAAAGAAGATCTAAGCTATTACTCAGAGGAGTCATATCTTGATCCGGAAGGTGAAGAACTATCGGGAATGGAAAAAGTACTGAACTATCCAGATACAGTATCCGCTTGGCAACATGCACCAGAATTAAGAGACTCACAAGATGCACAATGGAAAGAAGCAGTAGCTGAACTTGGAAATTCATATACGTATTATGACGTTATTGGAGATAGTGGTGAAAATGCTGTAATTGCAGCAATCCCACAAGGAAGTATTTTAACAGATTATATACAAGATGAAGAAGACCTTGACGAAGAAGCACCACAAGGAGTAGAGATGGAAGAAGGAAGAGACGACAAAGGTAAAATGGCAAAAACACATGTTGTATACCAAGCATCTGTACAACTAGGTAATGATCAAGTAGATGACTACATTCAACACATTCGAGTTACTGTAAAAAAAGGAGAAGATGCAGAGCAGAGAGCTAGAGAGCTAATCAAAAAGTATTTTGAAGACAAAGGTGTAACCTTCAAACAAATACGAGGTATTAGTAAAGCATTAAACCCAGAACACCACACAACTATAGAACCAGATAACACAAATGAAAATAAAATGACAAACAGAGAAAAATACTTAACTAGATTAGTAGAAAATGCTTTAGGATTACAAGTAACTGAAGACGATAACGTAGACTACACAATGGGTCGTCAAGACGATCCAAATCAATTACCTAACCCTGCATCACAAATAAGCATTCCAGAAGGAGAAGAAATGGTTCAAGAAAAGCCAATGCCAAAATATGAGAATATCGAAAAACTTATGCAAGAAATTGAGAAGAATACAGATCAAGAAGCTCATAACTTTAAAATGCAAGAAATGAAAAGAGTTGCTGATATGTTAGAAAAAAAATGTACAGCACTTGAAGAAGGAGATGATGCAGATCATATCGACCAAAAGAAACTTAAACAAATGAAAAAAGATATCATGACTTTAAGAAAAGGTATCGAAAAAATGGAAAAACTAGGAGAAAAGAAATTTGCTAAAAAAGAAGTAAAAGCAGATTTAAAGGAAGGATTTGATTTAAGAAAATTCTTAGTAGAAAATAAATTAACTACTAATTCTAGAATGTTAAATGAAAATTTTAATGATCAAACATCGGCAATAGAGAAGTTTATAAACGAACCACTACTAGGAGGTTATTTTATTAATACTATAGAAGGGCCAATGCACTCAATAGACTTACAAATAGCAACAGAACCTGATAATCACGAAGGTAAAAAACTTACAGATTTTGAAATATTAGGAACTGCTAGATACTACCCTAACGAAAAATGGGAATTCCGAAACGGTGGACAACCAATTAAATCAGGAAAGATGCCAAAACTAGCATCTAAGACCCCAGCAGATGATAAATTACTTGCAATTATTGCAGCAGAAATAGATAGAGCAACTCCAGCTGCACAATAATACTGTAGAATAAAACAAAACAAGCCCACCCCACAAAGGTGGGTTTTTTTATATACCGATATTTATGATATATAAGTATATAATATGTCACAACAAGATATCAAACAAATAGTTGCACAAGAATACATGAAGTGTGCAAAGGATCCGGCTTACTTCATGAAGAAGTATTGCTACATCCAACACCCAACAAGAGGTAGAATTTTATTCAATCTATACCCATTCCAAGAAGGTGTACTTCACTTATTTAGAGATGAGAAGTTTATCATCACACTAAAATCAAGACAGCTTGGAATTTCAACCCTAGCATCAGCATATGCCTTATGGTTGATGATCTTTCACAAAGATAAAAACGTACTAGCATTAGCGATCACTCAAGCAACAGCTCGTAACCTTGTAACCAAAACGATTTTCATGTATGAGAATCTACCAAAGTGGTTACAACTTCCATTCTTAGAGAAGAATAAGTTATCAATGAGACTTAAAAACGGCTCTAAGATAACAGCCAAATCATCCAATTCAGATGCAGCTCGTTCAGAAGCAGTATCTTTATTGCTAATAGATGAGGCAGCTTTCATTGAAAACATTGAAGAAACATTTACAGCAGCTCAACAAACCTTAGCCACTGGAGGTCAGTGTATGGCACTTTCAACTCCAAATGGTGTAGGTAACTGGTTTCACCAAACATGGGAAAAAGCAGAGGCAGGAGAGAATGGATTTGTACCTGTTAAACTTAAATGGGATGTACATCCAGAAAGAAAACAAGACTGGAGAGATGAACAAACAAGACAGTTAGGAGAAAAAATGGCAGCACAGGAATGTGATTGCGATTTCATGTCATCTGGAGATACTGTATTTGAGGTAGAGAATATGTCTTTCTATGAAGAAACATACCAAAAAGATCCAATGGAGAAAAGAGGTGTAGATGGAAACCTTTGGATATGGGAATCACCAGACTATACTAAATCATATATGGTTGTAGCTGACGTTGCTAGAGGTGACTCTACTGACTACTCTGCCTTCCATGTATTTGATATAGAAAGCTGTACACAAGTAGCTGAATATAGAGGAAAAATATCTCCTAAAGAATATGGAAACGTATTAGTAGGAGTAGGATCAGAATATAACGATGCACTACTTGTAGTAGAAAATGCAAACATTGGATGGTCAACAATAGAACAAATCCTAGAAAGAGAGTATAGAAACTTATATTACTCGTCAAGATCCGATCAAGAAACAGTTGAATCTTACATGGCCAAGTACGAAAGAGATAAACTAGTACCAGGATTTACAATGTCTCTTAAAACTAGACCTTTAGTAATAGCTAAGATGACTGAGTATATACGAGAGAGATCGGTACACATACAATCTAAAAGGCTACTTGGTGAAATGCGTGTATTCATATGGAGAAATGGTAAGGCACAGGCACAATCAGGATACAATGATGACTTAGTTATGTCGTTTGCAACGGGACTTTATGTACGAGATACAGCTATTCGTATGAGACAACAAGGGATGGATCTATCAAGAGCTACCATGAATACGTTTGTAAATATGAACCAAAGAACAGCATCACCTGTTTATAACGTTGCTCCTATGCAGAATAATCCGTATCTTATGAAGACGGCTAACGGAGACGAAGATATTTCGTGGCTACTAGGATAAGTTACTATTTATAAACAAAACACACACTAATGGCAGAAAGAAATTTATTCTCATCGCTCCAAAGATTATTTTCAACGGACATCTTAGTTCGAAATGTAGGAGGGGATGAGTTAAAGATAGCTGACGTAAACCATATTCAAACATCAGGTAAGTATCAAACCAATGCTTTGATGGATAGGTTCTCACGTCTATACATATACAATAACAAAAACATATTTAATCCAAACCTTAACTACCAGACGTTAAGGATTCAACTTTACTCTGACTACGAGGCAATGGATACAGATCCTTTTGTAGCTTCTTGTTTGGATATTTTATCAGATGAATCTACATTAAAAAATGAATATGGAGAAGTTTTATCCATTAAATCTTCTGACGAAAACATTCAAAGAATACTTTATAACCTATATTACGATGTATTAAACATTGAATTTAACTTATGGTCATGGGTTAGAAATATGTGTAAGTATGGTGACTTCTTTTTGAAGTTAGAAATCTCTGAGGAGTTTGGAGTTTATAACGTACTACCTTATACAGTATATAATATGGTACGACACGAAGGACTTGACAAGGACAATCCTGCCAAAGTAACCTTCACCATTGATCCAGACGGATTAGCTTCCTCAGCAGATCCAAACTATATTCCAAATTCAAACAAGTCAATTATCAATCTAGATAATTATGAAGTAGCTCACTTCAGATTAATCTCAGATACCAACTACCTTCCTTACGGTAGATCGTACATTGAACCAGCTCGTAAGATTTACAAGCAAATGACGTTAATGGAAGATGCGATGTTAATTCACCGTATCATGAGAGCTCCTGAAAAGAGAATGTTCTACATCAATGTAGGTTCTATTCCACCAAACGAAGTGGAGCAGTTCATGCAAAAAACAATTAACAGTATTAAGAAAACTCCATATGTTGATCCACAAACAGGTGACTATAACCTAAGATTCAACATGATGAATATGATGGAGGATTTCTATCTCCCAGTTCGTGGAGGAGATACTTCTACAAAAATTGAAACTACAAAAGGATTAGACTACGACGGTATTAAGGACGTTGAGTACTTACGAGATAAAATGTTTGCAGCATTAAAAGTGCCAAAAGCATACTTCGGATTTGAAAAAGACTTAACAGGAAAAGCAACTCTAGCTGCAGAAGATATTCGTTTTGCTAGAACAGTAGAAAGAATTCAAAGAATTATCGAAAGTGAATTAACTAAAATTGGTTTAGTACACTTATATGCTCAAGGATTTAAAGGTGAATCTTTAACTAACTTTGAGATTAAATTATCAACAGCATCTATTATCTTCGAACAAGAAAAAGTAGCTCTTTTAAAAGAGAAAGTTGACTTGGCAAGACAGATGAAAGAGATAAAATTATTCTCATCAGACTACATTTACGATCATATCTTTAACTTATCTGAGGATAAGTACAACGAAATGAGAGACTTAGTTAGAGAGGATGCTAAACGTGACTTTAGAATTTCACAAATAGAGAACGAAGGTAATGATCCAATTGTAACAGGACAGTCTTTTGGAACACCTCACGACTTAGCTTCTATCTATGGAGACAGACCAAGAGGAGAAGTTCCATCAGGATACGATGAAAGAGATGCAAACCCTGAAGGAAGACCAAAAGAAAAAATGTCAATCATAGGAACCCATGCTGATCCAGTAGGAGGAATTGATAGACTAGGTGTTCACGGAATGAAAGGTGGATACCCAAGTGACGACAATCGTGTTAGTGAAGCAACAAAAGCACTAAGAACTAAAATGGTGTTTGCACAGAATAAAGGAGGTTTTGGTCCAAATAAAAAGAGTGTCTTATTAGAAGAAGTCAAACAAGAACCACAGTTACTTAACGAGGATAACATAAAAGACAATTTAGACAATTAAGACCTATTTATTAATAAACTAAACACACCCGTGAAAGTAAAACATAGTAAATATAAAAATACAGGGTTAATATTTGAGCTGCTAGTAAAACAAATAGCAGCGGATACCTTGTCAAGAAAAGACTCACCGGCAGTTAAGATAATTAAAAAATTCTACACAGGAAATACATCCCTTGTAAAGGAATTCAAGCTATACGATTTTGTACTAAAGAATAAAGGAGTAGGTCAAAGAAAGGCAGAGTCAATCATTACCACAATTGTTGAGCTATCAAGAAAGATTGATCCAACAACTCTTAAGAAACAAAAGTACGAATTAATTAAAGAGTTAAAAGCTAACTACAATTTAGAGGATTTTTTCTCTATTAAAGTAGCTGCTTACAAACCTTTAGCTGCAATGTATTGTTTACTTGAGGCCCAAAATACACCTGACTTAGTAGATCCTAAAGTATTTGTTGATAATAAAGTAACATTACTAGAGCACTTTCTACAAACAAACCAGTCTAAAGTAAGTGCAAAAGATACTTTAATTGAAGAGTATTCAAAATATGATAAAGATTTAAGGTTACTTACCTACAAAATCTTGTTAGAAAAATTCAACGATAGATATAAGGACCTTCTTCCAGAACAAAAAGACATTTTAAAAGAATTTATAGTATCTGTTAACTCATCAACAAAGTTAAGAACACTTGTTAATGAGGAATTGTTAAAAATCCAAAAGCAAATTACTAAACTAAAAGGTAATGTAACTGACAGTATTGTTAAAATTAAACTCGATGAAGTTTACAAATCAATAATCCCAGTTAAAAACACCGACAAAGTAACAGATAGTCACCTAGTATCTCTTATGCAATACTACGACCTAATTGCTGAACTAAGAAAGGTATGAAAAAGTCACACCTAATCGATATAATCAAAGAGGTTTTAAGTGAAGAGGGCAATGTTACTGGAGCAGTAGGACCAATTGCAACTCCATATGCTTTCTCCAAAAAGGGAGCAGGTAAAAATGCAGCTACAAAACAAGGAGAAAGATTAGGTTTTAAGACAGTAGAGAAAAAAAAGAGACCTTATAATACAAAAATGTTTACTTACTTAGATGAAATGCAAACTACAACACCTCATGCCTTTGTAGCAGAAACACAAATGGAAAATAGCGATGCAGTTAAACATACAGAAAAACTAGGTTATAAAAAGGTAAAAAAATTAGACAAAAAAAAAATAACATGAGAACATTACAAGAAAAATATAACGGAGTAAATGAAGGAGCATTCTCAAAAGATCAGTTCTTAAGAGACGCTAGACTACAACTACCAAACCTAGTTACCCGCTTTAACGGATATGATGATGCTGTTCAAATTCTTAAGAACAGAGGAATGCTAAGTGAAGGAATTCATGACAGAAACATATTATCTAGACCTCTATCAAATCCTGATTTTGAACCTTTAGAACGATCACCTGAGGAATTAGGTAGAGAAGCAGATAGAGGATCTGAAAGCATACTAAAAGCAAGGTATTACAACCAAATCAAAGATCCTAACATATCAGACGAAGAACTAAGATTCCTATTAAGTGGTAAAGGTGTAAAAGGATTTGGAGGAAGACCAAACGCTGTTGACAATATAATTAACAATAGAAGAAAAATTCAAGAGGTTGAAAAAGTAGCACCTACCAAAGAAAGAGTTAACGTATTAGCAACAACAGATGAGGAATTTGCAGACTACTTGGACAGCTTAGGAGCAGAAGACTTTAAACAAATACTTAAAGGATTAGGTTCGGACATATTAGCAAAGTTAAAATCAACTGTAGGTAAAGGATTCGTTAAAGCAGGGTACCTAGAACCAGGTGATCTAAAAGAAGCTAAAAAAGAAGAATCGTTTGAATTTGAAATAGTTTGGGATAGAGACAAACTTAAACGAACTACTTATCAAAATGGAAAACACTACCAATCTAAAACATTTGGAACAGAAAAAGAGTTATTAGCTGATAAGGAAAAAGCAGATGCTATTCAAAAGAAGATTGGGCAGCAGGTTGGGACAAAGCACAAAGTGATGAATCTGATTCATATAAAGGATACTAATCATGAACAATCCACTATTAATAAACGTAACTCCATTCAAAGGAGTACTTACAGAATCAAAACTCAAACCAGGAGTTTTTGAAGTAGTAGGTATTATGCAAAGAGCAGGAGCAAAAAACCAA